TGTAATGCCGCCTGGTAACTGCATGCCTTCAAACTTGATGAGGTTTTCTCCCCATTGGTATTTAAGCAATGCTGTTGCATGCTTCTTCAGCATCATGTCGTTATAGATGTCAGGATACGCGTTTGGGTCAATCACTTGGTATCCTTCAAGCACAACATAGACGCCTTCTTTCAGGCCAACCTCATCCCATTTGACTTCAATTGAAAGCCGATTCATGTGACGCGTAAAGATGATCTGCTGTGACATCCCGTTGATCGTCATGTCAATCGTGCTCAAATACTGCTTCATCATTTCATAATCAAGCATATCTCCGCCATGACGCAAAGAATATAGATCATTCATATGCATCTGATACTTGATCGAGAACATATCAGTTCCTCCGATTGACGCAGTAGAGATTGGAAATACTCTAAAGATTGATATGACAGCTTCAGGCAAAGTGATGTACTTATTCGTTACGTCATCTGCTGTTAACTGATGCTTGATGAATACTCGCTTTACGGCGTCAGAGTGATACTCTTGATAAAACTGAATAGCTTCATCAATACGATCTTCGATTTGATCATCATCAATGTTAACTTCAATTACTGGCTCGCCTAGGCGGCGTAAGCAGTACTGAATAAGGGTTTCTCTTGTAGTTGGTTTAGCCATATGATTTTATAGTAGAGCAGCAAGTTGAGCACCTGTAGTATCGACTGTTGCGCAATTTGCGATGCGAGCAAGTTCAGGAGTAAGCTCTGTTCTTACAGCATCAGCAATGTCTCCTTCAGGCGCGCCACACGATTCAGATACTGGAATATCAATGCGAGCAAGTTCAGGCGCAAGTTCAATTCTAACATCTCCTGGGATGAAAGGCAGATACGATAGAACATCAGATATTGGTGCATCAATGCGAGCGAGCTCAGTATTGATTTCGCCACGAACCGCAACTGGGACACTAGATATTGGCGAATCAATATTA